CATTCCGTAGCAAAGGAACTCAATGATGGTAACACCAACTGAAGTAAAGGCCATCCTTACCACCACCCTATCGGATAGTGATATACAGGCTTTTATTGACGGGGCTACTGCCGTGGTTGACCAGTCATCGGTATCTACTACATTGGCGACAACGCTGGTAAAGGAGATTACCCGGTGGCTGGCAGCCCATATGATTGCCTCAACTAGGGAACAACAGCTATCCAGTGCAGGAGCGGGGAGTGCTAAGGCTGTGTTCCAGGGGGTAACGGGAATGGGGCTAGACTCTACTATGTATGGCCAGCATGTAAAGGTCCTGGACTCTACCGGGATCCTAGCGTCACTGGGTAAGACAAAGCCGTTTCTAATGGCTGTGGAGGGGATGTCATGAGTCAGGCACTACTGAACTTTGTAAAGAGTGTATGTGTCCAGTACGCTTGGTATTGGGCCAACCAGGGCAATACCGGATACGGGGGTATTTCCTATGCGGATCCGGTACGTGTGAGCTGTCGTTGGGATGGCAAGGTTCAGTTGGTAAAGGATCCTACGGGCAAGGAGGTTATATCGTCCGCTGAAGTGTTAGTACTACAGGAAATGACGATAGACGGGTTGTTGCTCCTTACGGATCCGGATAATACGACACCGCCTCCAAATTCTAATGGGGCCGTGCCAATTATACAGAAGGTTACTGTACCCTTATTCAAAAGTACCGATTTGTTTGTCAGGACGGTGTACGTATGACGATGCATATAAAGGGCTTTGATAAGGTTATGAAAAACCTGAACCGGGAGATACATAAGATAAAGGGACGCAGTGCCGCAGGATTGATTGAGGCTGCAGCTATGGTTCGTAAGGATATGGATGTGACTCCCCCTATGATACCGATTGATGTTGGTAATCTCCGGGGTAGTTACTTCCTAGAATCCATTACCATGTTAGGCCAGCCTGCAGTACGGATGGGATTTGGGGCTTCATACGCTTGGTGGGTCCATGAGAATGTGGATGCCCATTTTAGTAGGCCGGGAAGCGGGGCTAAATTCTTTGAGAGTGCACTCAAGAGGAATAGTGATGAGATTCTGGAGATTATCCGGAAGAATGCGCATGTATAGGGGAGGTAGTAAATGAATTCACCTAGCGATGATATAAAGGATAGGTTGGTTTCCATAACCTCCCTAGGCCTGACATTTGCATCTAACCTCTTCATAGGAAGGGAACCTGCTACCCCGGCTAATGTGGCTACTATCTACGATACTCCGGGATATGGTGCTGCTAAGTCATATCTCAATGATATCCAGTATGAAAGGCCATCTGTTCAGATACGGGTACGCAATGTATCCTACCCGGCTGGATGGGCCTTGATTAATGATATTATGCAACAGTTACACAACACTTCCTTTACCATAGGGGGAGCGTTCTACACTGCTGTATTCTGTTCACAGCTCCCGGCCCTACTGGATTGGCAGGGAGATAATGCACGGTTTGTAGCTACATTTGATTTACATAGACGGATCTCTGCCTAGCAGGGATATCAGAAAAGAGTTTGGAGGATATCTAAATGGGTGCTTTTTCAGGAATGTCAACCGTATTGAAGAAAGGGGCTACCCCGATAGCGGGTATCTATGAAGCGGGGCTAGGTGGGGTTACACGGAACCTCTTTGACGCTACCACATTTGATAGTGCCGATGGGTGGAAGGAGTTTGCTGCAGGGCTGAAGGATGGGGGTACTGTTACCTTCTCATTGTTATTTCTCAAGGCTACGTATAGTATGATGAAAGCGGATTTCCTCAACTCTACAGCCTTGGCCTACTCCATCACCCTCCCGGACTCCGATGTGACTGTGGTATCGTTCAATGCATTGGTGCAGGAATTTCCGTTGAATATTCCGTTGGATGATAAGGTTACTATCTCGGTGACCATGAAGATTACTGGTGGAATCACCATAGCCTAAGGGGGTACTAAATGGGTGCATTTGCAGGTATAGGAACCAAGTTTCAGCGATTGGATTCAGAAGCGATTCCGACATATCAGGATATTGCTGGTATTTATGAGATGGGTGGTCCATCCCCTACGGGTAATATGATTGATGGAACCACATTCGATAGTACGGATGGATGGAAGGAGTTTGTGAGGGGTTTGAAGGATGGCGGTTCAGCTTCCTTCTCATTGCTCTATAACCAGACTGCTGCCATTGCAATGTTGGCGGATTTCAACGATCCTGTCCCACATTCGTACAAGATCCTGTTTCCGGGGGCACTCGGATCCGTCCTGTTTGACGGGTTTGTATCCGAATTGCCCATCACCATACCTATCGATGATAAGGTAACGATCTCTGTGACCATCAAGGTTACAGGTGGCATAGATATCCCGGCCTAAGGCTGAGATACCCAAACAAGGAGGAATGTATGGGTAAGGGTATTGCGTTGAGTAGGGAGGGGTTGCTTGCGGGCAAACCCCTCAAGAAGGTCAAGGTTGTTCTTGATGAGAAAGGGGATGAGTTTGTGTTCGTCCGGGAAATGAAAGGGAATGAACGGGACTCCTTTGAAACCACTATCATGAACCTGGAAGGGTTTGAGGATGATGGCACCCCACGGTATTCCAAGACAATGAATTCATTCCGATCCAAGCTGGCTGTTCATACTGTCTGTGATGAAGAGGGTAAACTCCTTTTTAAGGCCGATGATTGGGCAACCCTAGGAGATAACATCTCTGCGGTTTGGCTTGACAAGATTGTTAAGGAAGCCCAGAAGCTGAACAAGATGGATAAGGGGGATGTGGTAAAAAACTCCGACACCGTACAACCCGGCGATTCCAGTTCAGACTCTGTCTAGAGTTAGGTATACTCCATCCTGACCATCTGGTAGGAATGCTAACAGCACCACAGTTGGCGGAATGGGAAGCCTATAATGAGCTGGAGCCTATCGGGGCTGTACGGAATGACTACATGTTGGGACAGTTGAGTGCTATTGTAATCAACTTGGTATCCCAAATCTACAAGGCAAAGGGTTCAACGCCAACCACGGTAAAGACAGAGGAGTTTATACCATGGTGGCCTAGAACGAAAGTTAGGAAAGGGAAACGGGTTCAGAGTCCGGAAGATATCAAAGAGATATTCCGTCAACTTAAAGCGAATATGGAAGCTGGTAAGAAGCGGGATGAGACAAATGAAACACGGTAAGTGTTAGTGAGTGGGAGTGCATATGGATTCAAGTTTAGGCAGTCTAGTAGCAACACTGGGGGTGGATGCCTCCCCACTTAACAGGGCCAGGGATCATCTGGGTAAGTTTGTAGTCGGGGCTAACAGGGACTTGTCTTTGGTTGACCGGGCCACTTCTTCACTCACTAACACTTTTAAGATGCTGGGGGGAGCTATCGGAGCTGCCCTAGTGGTACGTAAGGTTACAGAGTTCTCCACCAAGGCAGTACAGGAGTTTGGGAACCTTGAACAATCCCTTATTAAGGCATCAACCCTATTCGGGGATGTAGATGTAGATATGGGATCCTTGAAGAGTCAAACCCGAATGTTGTCCAATGAAGTAGGGCTGTATGCCGATATGTTGGGTGGTGCATTATACCAGGCCCTATCTGCTGGTATTCCTGTAACAGAGGATATGGCCGGGGCTATGGAGTTTATGCGGGATAGTTCCCGGCTAGCCAAGGCTGGTTTTACTGATATTTCTACAGCAGTAGAAGCTGGGGCCAAGACAATGAATGCCTATGGGTTGGGGCTAGATGATATTGACCAGATTCATAAGGTACTTATCAATACCCAGAACCGTGGTATTACTACCGTCAATGACTTGGGGAGTAGGCTAGCCTTAGTTACTCCCGTAGCTGCATCAGCGGGAACCTCATTTGAACAGGTTGGAGCTGCATTGGGAGTTATGACGGCCATAGGAACCCCGACTGCCATCGCAATCACCTATCTCAAACAGGCTATCAATGAGATGAGTAAACAGGGTACGGTAGCTGCTAAGGCCCTAGGGGAAGCAGCCAAGGAAGCTGGATATACTGAAACCTCATTCACGGCCCTTATGAAAAGTGGACTTGATATCGGGGAGGTACTAGCCCTGTTGAGTGCTTATGCGGAGAAGTCTGGACGGTCTGTTAAGGATCTGTTTGGGTCTATAGAAGCCGGGGCCGGAGCACTCCAGATAGTAAGTAACTTGGAAAAGTTTGCCCGCAACCTAGCAGAGAATTTCCAGGATCTAGATGTAGTTGGTGATGCCTATGCCAAGGTAATTGCAGCCCTCAATGAGCAGGTAGGGTTGTTAAAGGTTAATTTCACCAATCTCCGGGGATCTATCGGGGAAGTTTTAGCCCCCTCCGTACTGGTAGTTGTCGGCCATATGCGGAAGTGGGTGGAGCGTAATCAGGAACTACTTAATCAGAAGATGGAGGTGTGGGCAGAGAATCTTGCCAATGCTACCTCTTTTGTGGTTGAGAATATGGGGGCTATCTCCCGGTTGATCCAGGGGTTTGCCCTTAGCACATTCATAAAATGGCTTGGATTTGCTACTGGCGGAACAATGGGGTTTGCTGGGGCATTAAAGATAGCTACTACTGCAGCTAGGGGACTTGGCAGGGCTTTGGTATATGGCCTTATCATAGAGGGGATTACTACTGTCATTACCATGTACCGGGATCTCAATAAGGAAATCAACGAAACCCCGCTGTCTTGGGGAGTTGTTGCCCGTGTAGCTGGGGATAATCTGGTCAACGGACTTATCAACGCCATACGTTCCCTTAAATTTATCCCTAGCCTCATTAATGATATCATTGTCCAGCCAATTGCAGCCGGGCTTAGTGAGATTTTTAAATGGGAGACATGGAAGAAGATAATCAGTGGAAATGCGGCAGATGCTATGTATGATGTAGCCCAGGCAACCCTACTGGCGGCAGAGGGGGTTTTCAATAACCTTGGTACGGAATATGCAAAGCTAGCCGGGGAACGGGTAGTCAAGATAGCTAGTGCCGGGGATTTCGCTTTATGGAATGCTGGCCGTACCCTCAATGGGGTTCCCTATGCTCCCCCTACTGTTAAGACTCCTGAAGAGGATCCGGACATACTACCAGATATCGGTATGGGTGTATTTGATATGGATGCCTACACTGCTACCTTTACCCAGCTCACTGCTCAATACAAGTCCTTCCAGACACAGTTGGTTATGATGGGTAAGGAAGGTTGGGAGGCTCAAAGGGAGCAGGTACGACAATGGGCTGAATCTACGTATAATGAGCTGGACTTGGCCGGGAATATGACCACAGAGATGTCAGCCCTTATTTCTAATATAGCAGGAATCCAATTCCAGATAATTGACCGCCAACAGGCACAGGATCAGATACAGAGCCTTACAGAGGCTAAGAAGCTCCTATTTGATATCAAGGCCGAAACAATGGCTATGCAAAAGGGGCCTAAGGCTTTTGAGGACTGGCAGAATCTATCAGAGGTGAATACCCAGCTTTCCATCATGGAGAATATCCTTAAGCAGACTGCCATTGATAGTGAAACACTTAAGATATTCTTGGCCCAGTATAAGGAATGGCTGTTACAGAATAAACAGGCCCAAGATGACTTATCCAAATGGCAGAACACGTTGGATGGGATAGAGGGTATATTTACCTCCGTGTTTACCTCCATATCCAATCATATTGTAGATGCTATGATAGAGGGCAAGGATGCGTTTGAGAGTTTCGGGGATGTAGCCAAGGCTATCCTTAAGGATGTTCTAAACCAAGCCATACAATTGGCTATCATACAGCCCCTAGTTACCGGGATAGCCGGAGGGATTGATGCCGGGGTATCGGCCATATTCAATGCCCATGGAAATGCCTTTGGGCGTTCCGGGATTATTCCATTTGCTAAGGGTGGGGTTGTATCTAGCCCAACTATCTTCCCATTTGCCAATGGTGGTAAGGTTGGGGTTATGGGAGAAGCGGGTGAAGAGGGAATTTTCCCCCTTACCCGTATTGGCGGGGATCTAGGGGTACGTGCAGTTGGTGTCGGGGGTGATTCTTCCGTGGTAGTCAACATTGTAA